TGCGGCGGTTTCGGCGCTGGTATGAAGAGGTCGCGCGAAAGAACGCGAAGTCGACGAAGGCCGCGGGGATCCTGCTCTACATGTTGGCGGCTGACGGCGAGCCTGGCGCGCATGTCTACTCTGCCGCGACGACCGGAGACCAGGCGCGCGAAGTGTTCGACGTGGCGCGCAACATGGCGCTGCGGCTGCCCGAGTTCCAGCGTCGTTTCGGGGTTGACGTCGGCAAGCACGACCTGGTCGTCGCCGACACCGCATCGAGTTGTCGCCCGCTGAACGCCGAGGGCTCCACGCTCGACGGCCTGAATATCCATTGCGCCGTGGTCGATGAGCTGCATGCGCATAAGACACGCGCGGTTTATGACGTGCTCGACTCCGCGACGGGCGCGCGGAGCCAGCCGCTGATCATGATGATCACGACGGCGGGAAGTGATCGCGCAGGCATCTGCTACGAGCAGCGCGATTACACCATCAAAGTCCTCGATGGTGTCATCGAGGATGAGAGCTGGTTCGGCGCGATCTTCACGCTGGACGAGGATGACGACTGGCGCGACCTAGCGACGTGGCGCAAGGCGAACCCGAACCTCGGCGTTTCGGTGATCCGGGAAGACATGGAAGCGGCGGCGCGCAAGGCGATGGCCACGCCCTCGGCGCAGGCAGGATTCCTGACCAAGCGCCTAAACATCTGGGTCAACGCCGATAGCGCATGGATGGACATGCAGGCGTGGGATCGATGCGCCGACAGGTCGCTGACCATCGAGCGCGTAAAGCACCTGCCATGCGTGATCGCGCTGGACCTGGCGAGCAAGGTTGACGTCGCGGCAAAAGTGCGACTCTTTCACGATGTGGCCGAGGATCGGTACTTCCTGATTCCGACCTTCTGGCTGCCCGAGCGGGCGATCGAGGTCGGCGCGAACAGCCAGTACGACGGCTGGCGCCGCAGCGGTCACCTGCAGGTGAGCGATGGCGAGGTGATCGACTTCGATGCGATCGAGGACGACATCCGGGCCGACGCCGCCGCGCTCGATCTGGTCGAGGTGCCCTTCGACCCGTGGCAAGCGACGCAGCTCGCGGGGCACATGCTGGATGAGGGCGTGCCGATGGTCGAATATCGGCAGACGGTGCAGAACATGAGCGAGCCGATGAAGCAGCTCGAGGCACTGGTGCTGCAGGGCAAGCTCACGCATGACGGGAACCCGATGATGACGTGGATGGTCAGTAACGTCGTGTGCCACCGGGACGCGAAGGACAACATCTACCCGCGCAAGGAACGCCACGAAAATAAGATCGACGGGCCGGTCGCCGGAATCATGGCGATCGGCAGGGTGCTCGCCGGCGATCAGGAGAGCCGCCCTCCCGAGGTCATCCTGCTGTGATCACTTGGGCCGAGGTGCAGGCGCGCGCCGCGCAGCCGCCGCGCGTGCTGAACGAATGGCGCGCGCAGCGCGTGCGCGCTGACGCCTCCAGCCTCACGATCGACGATCTCGCGCGTCTGTACGACGCCCCGGGTGGATTGTCGCGGATCGACGAGCGCACCGCGATGCGGGCCTCGGCGGTCTATGCGTGCGTGGCGCTCATCGCCGGCAAGGTGGCCGCGCTCCCGCTGCAAATCAACGAGCGCACTCCGGATGGGCCACGGCGGCTCGAGCAGCTGCATGACTACTGGTGGCTGCTCAATGAGCGCCCGCACCCTGGCCTGTCGGCCACGACGTTCTGGCGCTATGTCGTCGAGTCGATGATGCTCGCGGGCGACGGGTTCGTGGAGATCGTCCGCTCGCATCCGAGTTCATCCGTCGTCTACAGGCTCAAGCCACATCATCCACGCCGTGTGGATCCGTTCATTGATTCGCGCGGCGTCAAGCTGTTTCGGATCGCAGAGGACGGCCGGCAGCGCGCTGTCAATGAAGCCGACATGCTGCACTTCGCCACCGGCTTCGGCTGGGACGGGCTGCGGTCCATGAGCCCCATTCAGTACGCGGGGCAGACGGCCATCGGGATCGCGCTCGCCGCCGACGAGTATTCCGCGCGGTTCTTCCAGAATTCGGCCCGACCCGACATTGTGCTGACGACCGACGGGAAGCTGAGCCCGGAGCAGCAGCAGCAGATCCGTACGGCGTGGGCGTCCCGACATCAAGGGCCGACGCTCTCGCACCTGCCGGCCGTGCTATCCGGCGGGCTCAAGCTCGAGAAGATCACGATGAGCGCCGAGGATGCGGAGCTGATCGCGACTCGCGGTTTCCAGATCGAGGAGCTCGCGCGCATCTGGGGTGTGCCGCCCTTCATGATCGGTCACAACGAGAAGACCACGTCTTGGGGCTCCGGCGTCGCCGCGATGGGCGCCGGCTTCGTGCGGTACACGCTGGAGAACTATACGGACCCCATCGAGAATGAGATCAACCACAAATTCTGGCCGAGCCGCCAGCGCCTGTACGTAGAGCACGATACGACGCAGATCGAGCGCGCCGAGCTGAAGGACCGGTTTGCTGCATATCGCGTCGCGCTGGGCCGCGCCGGAGAGCCGGCATTCATGACCGTGAACGACGTGCGCCGACTCGAGCGCCTGCCAGCCGTGCCGGGCGGTGATGAATTGAATCGCGGGACGCAGCCTGCACAGCCCACCAAGGAAGCTGATGATGAAGAACCGTCTCCTGACACTGCTCGCGAGTAATCGCGGACGGTCCATCCAGCCGCGGCAGGCGATCGTCGCGCAAAGCGATGAGGCGACGCTGTACATCTATGACGTGATCGTCTCGTCCGAAGCCGAGGCGCAGTGGTTCGGTGGGGTCGCCGCAGAGACGCTCGCGAAGGAGATTCGGGGGCTCTCCGTCTCCACGATTCACGTGCGCATCAACTCGCCTGGCGGCGGCGGTTTCGGCGGTCAGACGATCGCCAGCGCGCTGCGAGATTCCAGGGCGCGCGTCATTGCTCATGTCGACGGCCTGGCGGCGAGCGCGGCTACGATCGTCGCCACGGCCGCCGATGAGATCGTGATGGCCAAGGGTTCGATGTACATGGTGCATCGGGCGTGGCTTTATATGGTCGGCAACATGCATGACTTGCTGGATGCGGCCTCGCTGCTCGAGAAGTTCGATCGATCGATGGCGGAGCAGTATGCCGGCCGCACCGGCGAATCGGTCGAGGACATGCTCGCCGTCATGGATGTCGAGACATGGTTCACCGCCGAGGAGGCAGTGGAGGCTAAGTTCGTGGACCGCATTGCCGACGACGAGCCGAAGGCCAAAGCGGAATGGGACCTCTCGGCATACATCAATGCGCCGGCGTCGCAGCCTGTCGCACTGGAGCAGTCGCAGGAACATCGAGATCGGCAGCAGCAGCGAGTGAGGCTGCTCGATCTCGCACCGATCGGATAGCGCTCTCGCGCACCGAACAAGGGGCCCTTTGGGGCCCTTTTCTTTTTCCACTCTCGAAAGGAAATAAGCCATGAAATTGGCTCAACTGCGCGAGCGACGCAACGCCAAGGCAAAAGCCGCTCACGAACTGAACGCGAAGTACCCGGCGGACAAGCGCATGTCGGCAGAGGACGCCGCGGCGCTCGATGCGCTGCTGGCCGAAGTCGAGGCGATCGACGACGAGATCGCGCGCGAGCAGCGGCTCGCGCAGCTTGCCATCGAGGAGAATCCGCAGGCCGAGCACGAGGCGCTGCTTAACGCGTCGACTCGCGAGCCGGGCCGGCAGGGACCGGGGGCGGCCGCGTTGCGCTCGTTCCTCGCCGGCGGCCTGTCGGCGCTCTCGCGCGAGCAGCTCTCCGAGATGCAGGCGCGCGTGAACACGGACATTCGCGCGGCGATGTCCACGACCACCCCGTCCGAGGGTGGCTACACGACCGCGCCCGAGTACCAGCGCCAGCTCGAGGAGGCGATGAAGGCGTTCGGCGGCATCCGCCAGGTGGCCACCACCATCCGCACGGCAACGGGCGTGCAGATGAACTTTCCGGCGGCGGACGCCACCGCCGAGGAGGGCGAGATCGTCGGACAGAACGCCGCGGTTTCGGCTCTCGACACGACCTTCAGCAACTTGACGATGGACGTCTACAAGTACAGCTCGAAGAAGATCGCGCTGCCCTTCGAGCTGCTGCAGGACACGTTCATCGACATCGAGGCGTACATCCAGGGACTGCTTGCCGTGCGGCTTGGTCGCATCACGGCCAAGCACTTCACGGTTGGCACCGGAACGACCCAGCCGCATGGCATCGTCGTCGGATCGACGCAGGGCGTCGCCGGCGGCGCCGGCACCGCTACCTCGGTCACGTACGACCTGCTCGTCGACCTCGAGCATTCGGTCGATCCTGCGTATCGCTCGGCGCCGGGCGTCGGATTCATGATGCACGACACGACGATCAAGGCGCTGCGCAAAATCAAGGACGGCAACCAACGTCCGATTTTTGTGCCTGGGTACGAGCAGGGCAATCCCGCTGGCGCGCCGGATCGATTGATCGGCCGTCCCATCTACGTCTCGCAGGAGATGGCGGCCATGGCGGCAAACGCGAAGTCGATCCTGTTCGGGCAGTTCTCGAAGTACCTGATCCGCAACGTCATGGATCTGACGCTCTTTCGCATGACCGACTCGGCATTCACGCTGAACGGGCAGGTGGGGTTCGTCGCGTTCATGCGGAGCGGGGGGCGTCTCATTGATGTCGGCGGCGCGGTCAAGCATTACGCCAACGGCGCGACCTGATCTATCTGATGTTTGAATCGCGGCCCGCTTGACCAGCGGGCCGTTTTCTTTTGGAGCCACCGATGAAGCACTTCCGTCACTTCCTTGCCGGCCTCGTGCTGGCCCTGACCGCTCTTGCGCCCCAAGTTCAAGCCCAGTCGCTCACCGACGCCGCCGAGAATGCGATCGTCGACGCGATGTTCCGCGCTCAGGCGCTCGGTGTACCGTCCACGTTCTACGTCGCGCTCGATACGACGGCCTGCAGCGACTCGACCGCCGGCACCGAGGTCAGCGGCGGTAGTTACGCGCGCGTCGCGGTCACCAGTTCGCTCGCGAATTGGGCAGGTACGCAGAGCGCCGGCAGCACGACCGCATCGACTGGCACCGGCGGCCAGACGAGCAACAACGCCGTCATTACGTTCCCGGTGCCGACCGCGAATTGGGGTTCCGTGTCGCACTTCCGGTTGGTATCGGCATCGACCGCCGGCACGACGTGGTTCTGCCAGGCACTCACCACTCCGAAGACCGTCAACAACGGTGATGCTGCCCCGAGCTTCGCAATCGGGGCCATGACGTTCACGTTCCAGTGAGGCCACGATGAGAGCGCTTATTTCCGCCGCGACGCTCATCGCGCCGCTCGTGCTGGCGTCATGCGCGCAGGCGCCGGTCCAACTTGCATCCACGCCGCAGCGCGATACCGGTGTCATTGCGGTGGCCACGCTGGCGCCGCTCGGGTCGTTCGAGTGGCAGGTCGCGCCCGACTACACCCGGCTTGCTGTCACGCGTCGCTTGGCTGCGCGTCTCCTCGCACAGGGCCGAATCAGCGTCGAGGTCGCCGAACAGGTACAGGTCGAGGCCGATGCAGCTCGCAGGCTGCTCGATGCTGCGGTCGCCGTCGGCAGCGGTGCCGCGAATGTCGCCCAGGCGCGCGAGCACATCGCCCGCGCGCAGAAACTCGTGGAGGTCCCGCGATGAAAATCGAAGACGCACGCGCGTTCGCGCAGGCGCTGCTGGCGGCTTGCGACGCCGCGCAAGCCGCTGGGCAGACCGAGGTCGCCCTCGATCCGTT